ACAAATCCAGCTGGTAACACATTTGATGGAACTTTGATCACTGGTTTGGATGGATACTGGAAGCAAATCTTTGATGCAGTTGCAGCAGTAGATATTCCAGCAAACAGAGTTATCACTATTACTGAAAATGCAGCAGCAACATTTGCAGCACAAGTAACACTTGCTTCATCTACTGCTTACGATACATTAAAAGCAATGTATTTGGCAGCTGATTCAAGATTGAANAATGATNCAAANGCNTACTTTGCTTTGACATCTGAAATGTTTGACAACTACCTATTTTACATGCAAGAGGTAACAACTGGTTCAGGAATTGCAGTAACTCAATTGGAAACAGGAGGTAGAGCAATCACAGGAGTTGGTGCATTTATGGGAATTGATGTAATTGAAAGACCTGATTGGAGTAAAACAATTTACGATTCTACATTTGATGGAACTGTTGCAGATATGCCAAACAGAGCATTGTTCGTAACACCAACAACTTTGAGTTTAGGTCTATTATCTGAAGCGGATTTGGATTCTTATGAGTTCTTCTACGACAGAAAAGACAACCTTAACTATAACAGATGGGCATTACAGGTAGATGCTAAATTGTTAGAGGAGGACTACAAAATTGTAGTTGCATATTAATTTTTAAAAAATAGATAAACATGGCTTGTGAAAAAAATATAACAAGTGGTTTTGAATTGGATTGCACATCAATCCCCACAAAGGGGATTGTTCAATCTGTCACAATCATGAACACATCAGACATCGACAAAGGTGCAACAGTATTCAATGCAACAAATGAAGAAATCATTGAATCATTGGTTTTGAAATCAGGAGGTAAACAAGCGTACTTGATGACGGGAGTTAAAACACTTTTGAATGGTCAAGCAACATTTGCACCAAAGGATGACACATTCGATGGTTGGATCCACACATTGATTGGTTACATTGGTGATTTGAATCCAAATGCATTAGAGCAATTAAAAGCATATACAAATGGTGCTGAAATCACTGCGGTTCTTGAAATGAAATACATTGGTTCAGATGGAACAGGTTCATCAAGATACAAAGTATTCGGATACGATCAAGGAATGGTCCTGACTGAAGCGGTATTTGATGCAAATGTAAACGGAGGTCTACCATTCACACTATCAAACAAAGATGGTTTTGAAAACAATGGATTCCCGTACGCATTCTTTATCACTGATGATTCGACAACAGAAGCAGCAGTGACTGCATTGTTGACTCCAACACCATAATAATGGCGGATATCTTAAAAAAAGATATCAATGAAGTAATGAGGTCAGCAGTTCTTTTAAAAGAATTGTCTGACCTTTATTTTGATACGTTTAATGAACGGATGAAGTTAGGATGTCCGGCGTGTTACACGAATGCCTATATCAGATTAAATTCGTATCTTTACAACAAAAAAAAACAGATTAAGATGGAAAAGAACACACAGTTTGAATTGTCGGTTTCCAATATCAGAAAACACAATTCAAGAGAGATTCACACAAATGATACTTTGACTGATAAGATAGCAATTGACTATTTGAAACAAAACAAAGCAAGAATTGTTCATTTCAAAAGATATCCTGAAAATTGGGAAGAATTGTTGGTTGCTAAAAAACCAAGAAAAAAGAAGGTTGCTAAAAAGAAAGAAGCATTCAAGACTGAAGGAGAATGATTTCAGGATCAACAAACATATCGAACAACAAACCATCCTTTGACAAAAGGAAAGGGATATTTAACTACGGAGAAGATAACAATTATCCAAATGAAGTTAAGTCAGTTATTGATAATTCTGTCAGTGCATCCGCTTGTGTTGCTTTGATAAAGAAATTCATCAAAGGAAAGGGTGTTGAATTTGATTTCTTTGTGAACAAGGATAACGATTCTGTGAATGATGTTGTTTCAAAGGTTTCTGAAGATATCGGATATTTCAATGGGTTTGCCTTGCATATTGGATACAATGAACTTGGATTGATTTCATCAATTAAACATATTCCATTCAATTGGGTAAGATGGGGAAAGGATGATGTCAATGGGTACAAATCAAAGTTGAAGTTGTCAAAGAATTGGCATGATAAGAAGGAACCAATTTCAGAATTCGATGTTTACAATCCGGATGTTGCATTGACTCAAATTTCAAAGGTTGGAATCAATGAATTCAAAGGGCAGATATTTTATGCTGAATTGGAATCGGGAATATATCCAATGTCATTGGTTCATCCGGCGATCAAGGATGCTGATAGTGAGTTCAAATCCTCTAAATTCAAAAATAACCTATTAAACAAAGGGTTTTTGAACAACTTGATTGTTGTCACAAAAAAATTTGAAAGCCAAAGACAAAAAGATGCATTCCAATCCAATTTCAAGAGTCAACTGGGTGTTGATGGGCAAGGTGTGTTTAATCATATCGAAGCAGATTTGAATAGTGATGAATTGGATAAGGAAATCTTCTTCAAGGAGGTCAACACCAATGTCAATGATAAGTTGTTTGAGTACACTGACAGAAAAGCAAGTGAGAATGTTATCAAAGCATTTGGAGTGCCTCCTGCATTGATTGACACATCTAATTCAAGTGGTATCTTTGGAAATAGCGGTGAGTTGATTAAACAAATGCGTGTGTTTTTGCAAGAAAAAACAGAGCATTACAGAATGTATATTGATAGAGTGTTTTCTGATTTCTACAAAAATTCAAGCAGTGAAGTAATGAGGTCAACAGATTTTGAAATCCAAAAACTAATTGAAGAATGATTGATTTGATAATTGATGCAGCGGATTTGGCGAATTACAAAGATATTTCTTTGCATACACCAACCACACGAATAAACGAATACATCAGAGATGCACAGGAGCAAGATTTGAGGTTGTTGTTGGGCAATTCTTTTTATTTTGATGTGCTTGCTAACCTTGCAAATCCAGTTTATTCTGACTTATTGAATGGTAGTGACTTTCAGAAAGATTCATGCACATGGACACAACAAGGTTTAAAGGCAGTTTTGGTTGAATTTGCTTGGGGAAGATACACATATTTTGGTGTGAACAATGACACACCATTTGGAAACACTGTCAAATTGAGTGATTTCAGTCAAACCACAGATTCAAAAGATAGGAAGGATATTTGGGAGCAATCCAAACAAAGGGCAAACAGTTACTTTGATGTGATTCGCACATATTTGTGTGATGCTGGATTCGATGTGTGGGATAATGGATGTGATTGCACAAATGTGAAAGGCAGACATTTAAGAGATGAGTGTACTACCATTAAAAATAATGGATTCAATTATAGCTTAATAAAATGATTGATTTATCCAACATTAAAGAGTCATTTGTTGCTTTGTGTATGATATTTACTACATTTGTTGCACCAATTCAGGGAATGGTTTTATTGGTTGTTATGGCGATTTCCATTGATACTACTTTGGGAATATACAATGCAATAAAAAACAAAGAATATCAAAGTGACAAATTGTTCAATGTTGTTGTTAAGACTTTCTTTTATTCGTTCAGCATATTATTTGCTTTCATTGTTTCAAAAGAAATATTTGAAGGTGAATTGTTTGGAATAAAGTTTTTAAGCGTGAAATTGGTTACTGCCTTTTGGATATACATTGAGATGAAATCAATTGATGAAACAAGCCAAAAGTTAGGAAACAAACCATTCATTGAGATTGTCCGGAATTTATTGAAAAGAGCAAAGGAAATTAAAAAAGATTTAAACGAGATTAAAAAATGACAATAATTTTGGATGCTGGTCATGGTGGAATGATTGATGGAGTTTATCAAACTGCTGGTAAAAGGTCACCAATTTGGGATGATGGCTCACAATACTTTGAAGGAGTTGGAAATAGGCAAATTGTTGATAAATTAACCGCTAAATTAACCGCTGAAGGGATCAATGTATTCAATGCAAACCCATCGGAAGCGGATATGAAGTTGAGTGAACGAGTTAAATTGATAAACAATGAAATCAAATCAAATCCTGACACTGAATTCATTGGTATTTCTGTTCATTCCAATGCATTTAGAGATGGAAGGGCGAATGGGTGGAGTGTTCATGTTTCAAACAATTGCAGTGTTGATTCTTTGATCATGGCAGATTCTTCCATGAATCAAATGAAGGTGGAATTCCCTGATTCATTGAATAGAGGTGTTAAAAAAAATGATTTCTACATATTACGGAACACGATTTGTCCTTTTATTTTAACGGAAAACTTCTTCATGACAAATGAAAAGGAATGCAAGGAAATATTGATGACCGAAGAAGGGCAAAACAAAATTGTAAAATTGCATTTTGATTTTATTCTTGATTATTTAGGGGTGTAAAAAAAGGATTTAACAAATTTGCTAAATCCTTTTCCCATTAATCAAAACCAATAAAGGCAATAACTCTTTATCTGATACAAATATAGTAAATTTTATGAAGTATTTTGTTTTGATTTTGATTTTGATTTCATGCAGTCCAATCAAAAGGCATCAAAGGTTGGTCAATAAATATCCTTTTGTTCATACCACTGATTCAGTCAGGTTGATTGACACAATTAGGCTAACTACAAACAAGGTTGTTTCTGATACTGTGGTGCATGAATCTTTGTTATTTGATACAATCATAGTCACAAAAGACAATCTATCTGTAAAAGTGCTAAAAATACGTGATTCCATTTATATTGAAGGCGAATGTGACACAATATTCATTGATAAGATAATAGAACGAAGGATTCCTGTGAAATATTACGAAACAAAAAACGAGATTAACTTATCCTTGTTGATTTGGCTTATAAGTTTAGCTTTATTAATTTTTTTCTATATTTGGAACAAAGTTACTAAATGAAAAGAGTAAGACTAACAAATCCAGAAGCAATCCATTTCGGTTTTGCATTGAAGCCAAAGAGAAAGGATGGGAATGCAAGGTACTTTTTGAACGATAAAGAATTTCAAGAATTAAAAGATTTGAGAGGATTAAAAGTTGAAGTAAAAAGCAAATCTAAATCAAACGACTACAAACCAAAGAAAGAGTTTGTTTTATCTGCCTGGAGCAAGGAGGGTAAGATGATGGAGATTGACGAATATTGTAAAACCTACAATTTACCACGAAAGGATATTACTTCTTACAAATTAGTTAGTCATACTGGAACTCCGTTTTATAACATTGTATTCAAAGAGAATATTGTTGAGGTTGCAAAAGATGAGATTAATTTTGACAAGATAATTTCAAAGCATATTAAGCCAATATCGGTTAAGGTTGAAAAGCAATACAATCAATCTGATTTTGATGTGTTAACTTATTCGGATGTTCATATTGGAATGGATACCAATTCAAAAGGAAATTCAATGTATTCTGTTTTATGGAATGCTGAAGAAGTGATCAAGGCATCAGATGAAATTGTAAACAGTGTAATTCAGAACCAAACAAGTGATTTGCTGATAGTGGATGATTTAGGTGATTTGCTTGATGGATTCAATGGAAAGACAACAAGAGGAGGTCATGACTTGCCACAAAACATGACAAATTCAGAGGTGTTTGATTGTGCGTTAAAATTTAAAATGAATTTGTTGGATAAGTTAATCTACCATTATCAAGAAATAAGATTCAATAATATTACAAACGACAATCATTCGGGTGATTTCAGCTATTTCCTGAATTCAGCGTTCAAAAGTTTGGCAGAGCAAAAATATAGGAATGTAAAGGTTAATAATTACCGTAATTTTATAAACCATTACTTTGTGAATGATGTTTGTTTTGTCATAACACATGGGAAAGACGATAGTACACTAAAATTCGGATTCAAACCACATTTGGACACAAAGCAAATTGAGAAGATTGACCAATATTGCAAACACAACGATATTTATAAGCAGTCTAAGAAGATAATTTTCAAAAAGGGTGATTCGCATCAGACTTTATTTGATATGGCTGGAAGTGATGACTTTTATTATTACAATTATCCTGCTTTAAGTCCGAGTTCACAATGGGTGCAGAACAATTTCAAAAAAGGAAGAAGGGGTTTTGTAATTGAATCATTTAAGGGAATTGAAAACACAATCAAACCAATATTTCTATAATGGATGATATCACAAAATGTACTGGTGAAGGTTGTCCATTAAGACATGAATGTCACAGATTCACAAAAATTGACTATTATAGTGAAGAAACTTTTTTTTTGAAAGTGCCTTTTAACTATAAATTAGAAACATGTCAATACATTTGGAACGACAATGCAGAAGAATTGTACAAAGGAATACAAAGATTAAGCAAACCAACAAATTAAAGAATGAAAGTAAGAATTTTTAATATCATTAGTCAAGTATATATAACACCTTATGTAAAGGTAACATACAACAGACATCTTAACGGAAATTTAGAATTAATTTTAGGTTGGGTAAAGTGGGAAATTGTAATTAAAATAAATTAAGAAATGAATCTAAAAGAACAACAAGAGCAATTTGAACTGATCATTGAAGAAGTGAAACAAACGATGTTTAAGAAGGGGAATGATTACGCAAATGAAGATAGGTTGAGCAATTTTAAACTGGCAGGAAGCATAGTTGGCTTATCTGCACAACAGAACTGCTTATCATTGATTTCAACAAAGGTGGCAAGACTTGGTGTGTTACTTAAAGGTAGTGAACCAAACAACGAAAGCATAGAAGATTCAATGTTGGATTTAACCTGTTATTCAATTTTGCTGCGAATGATCCAATCTGAAGTGGCTGAAATGGACCACAAATTCACAAAAGAAGAAATTTTTTAAAAGTTTTTTGCAAAAAAGTTTTTTTATGTAAATTCTTTTTCCGACATTCGTAATGTATTAATCACATAACAAAAAATATTATGAAAATTCAAGGTTTAAATTTTAAAAAAGGAGATACTTTTCAAGTAGGTGATGATTCAAGTGTTTACACTTTTATAGAAGTCGTTAATAATGAAAAATATGATTTTCAAGAATTAAAAGCACAAAATGAGTTTGAAAGTATTTCTTCTTTCAGAATAGACAATATGATAGAATTAGGTTTGAATATTTCAAAAATATATTAATCACATAACAATAAAAAAATGACAAATTTCAAAATTTACAAAAGAACTTCTGGTCACTTCAAAGTTGAGGTGATCAAGAACTACGAATTCGCTGGAGAATTCGACACAACCGATTCAACACTGATTGATGACATTCAAGATTGGCTTGATGGCAAAACTGAATTCATGAACTTTGACACAAGAGCAGAATTGGAATTCCACGTTAGGGAACTGGCTGGAATTAATAACAACATTATAGGTGGTGTGGACTGGACTGAAACTATTAACCAGTTATTTGACTTATAATTATGAGAGATTGTGAACAATGTGATGGAACTGGAATTGTTGAAGTAATGAATTGTGACAATCAAAGCAATGAATGTTGTGGAGGTTGCTACAAGGATTCAGAATGTGATATGTGCGAAGGTTCGGGAATTTACCACTACTGGAGCGATATTGAAGAAGAATTTAGTACAATGGTCAAAGACTGGGAACTAACAAAAGAAGAACTACAAATTTTAATAAATAACACAAATTTTAAAACAGATGGCAATATTTGAACACAAACACTTTGGAAATCCAATAAGTAAGGAGTTAATGAATTACATAATTTACAACCAAAGATTGGGAGATATCAAGGAAATAGCTGAAAAGCATTCATACAATCCAATCACACTCACTGCAATTGTAAGGGGAAACAGAAACCTAACAGAATCAAATGCACCAATGGTAACAGATTTATTCAGGAGGTGTATTAAAAATTATAATTCAAACCAAAAAACAAAAGAAAGTATTAACGAACTAATACAGAAAGCACAATGAAAAACGAACACAAATTTCCATACGAATGGACTTTAAAAGATTCTATTTTTACAAAAGACAAAGGAACAGTTTTTAGTTGTTTTGCTTGTGGAGGTGGTTCTACTATGGGTTATAAACTTGCAGGATTTGATGTATTGGGATGCAATGATATTGATCCTAAAATGATTGAAGCATACAAAACAAATCACAACCCAAAATATGCATATTTAGAACCAATACAAACTTTTAAAGAACGTAAAAACTTACCAAAAGAATTATACAATTTAGATATTTTGGATGGTTCTCCACCTTGTAGTAGTTTTTCAATGGCTGGAAATAGAGAAAAAGACTGGGGAAAAGAGAAGAAATTTAGAGAAGGACAAGCTGAACAAGTTTTAGATAATCTATTTTTTGATTTTATAGATTTAGCAAAAGAATTACAACCAAAAATAGTAGTGGCTGAAAATGTAAAAGGATTGCTTTTAGGTAATGCGAAGGAATATGTAAGACAAATTTATAGAGATTTTGATGAAGCTGGTTATTACTGCCAACATTGGCTTTTAGATGCTTCAAAAATGGGTGTGCCACAAAGACGTGAAAGGGTATTCTTTATTTGTTTACGTAAAGACCTTGCAGAACCTTTTTTATACCAACAAGATATGTTTACTGTTAATCCTAAA